GGGTTGGCTGATTCAATAGCCACTCTTTTAAATAGTAGATAAAATCTAACCAAAAGGTGACATAGGTGGCGAAGGTGGTAGTCGCTTTTTATCTTTCTTTTTCTTTTTCTTCTTACCAAACAATCTGATATATTCAGAGTCCTTTGTAAAGTCAATTTTAGAACTCTCCAACTTCCCACCCCACACACATCTCTGAATCTGTTGGTTTACAATTCAGTTGATTCATTTCTTCCATTTTAGTTTCAAATTCACTACACCCTGTTAGTAGGGTTACTACCACTTGTAATACTATTATTAATGCTATAGTTTGCATACACCATCCTCACAATCATCATCACTTTTCGTGATAATATATTCATCATTTCTATTAGACTTAATAACAGTCGGAAATTTCTTGACTGTTGAAAAATGTTGTAGTAGATCTTGGAAACTTCTTTTCTGTGTTCGTTCCATATAACTCTCATAAGACTTCTTGTAGTCCATTCCCCTATTAGATGCCCTCTGGGCATAGTCCTCTGACAAAAACTCACACATTTCCAATTTCTCTACAGTCATTCTAACTCCTTCATTGCGAATTTAATGTTAGGTTTATCACTATATCGCTTTCTAGCGTAAACCTCTACGATCTGTCGATCATCCACAAAAAGAACCCCATTCAGGGAATCAAGTATTGCCTTTAGGTAGTTGTCTATATCACAACCATTATCGCAATATTGTCCATTCTTTTCTTTACTTTTCTTCTTAGACCAGGACTTTGGAATCCTGACATTGAACTCTATATCAACACTAATGAGTTTTTCAGAGGGAGTCATATCCATCTCACTTGTTAGTGCTTTCATTTCTTTTCGGAACTGAGTGTACTTCTTAGGGTAATAAGTAGACCACCTGGAAACTCTTGGTCTTGAGGCAGGGCAAGGATCTATATCAAAAACCATCCTCATAATTTCCTGCATAGAAACCACCTGTAACAACATCTATGGTTTGTATTGCTGATTTCAAAAGTGTTCTCATTTCAAGATCCCTCTCACTATCTTCTTCCCTTGCAATTTCCATTACTTCTCTTAGGGTGTCGTTAACATCCTCTAATTTCTCTTTATGATTTCTTGTAAACATTGTACATAGCCAAATTATAATCTTCGTTTCTAGGTAATTTTATTTGATATTCACCACCAAAAAAATCATCAATATTTCTTAGAAATTCTACAAACTCCTCAACTTCTAAGTCTTTAGTTGACACAACATTGAATTTTTTTTTGATTTGTTTTTTGGCTTCTTTCTTAGACTCACCTATTTCTTGTGCAATTATATCTCGCCAATAATGAAAAAGCCTACTTTGAGCATCACTCCTCTTAGGTTTATCTTTGGTGATTGATATTGTTGCTACTTCACAGTTGGGATTTTCTTTCCAAAAGACCTGAACTAAAGATCTAAAGATGTCTGCTTTAGGCTTATCCCTATAGATGATCCTGTTTATAGTCATTGTACCATAATCCCCTTTTTTTACTTTCTTTCTTCTTATTAATAATTACCTTTGGACACCACAACACGCTATGTCTTACTGCGTGTTGCAGTTTGTTCTTAATGGGATGTGGTTTGTTATGACTCAGAATTACAGTCCTAGCCATGATACTATTATTAGCACCATAACTATTCCTACAAAAATAGACATACTACGATTTTTCTTAATCATTTGCATGAATGTTTCCATAGTTTATTACTCCTAAATTAAAGTTACTTAGATAATTCGTTTGTGATGTCTTTATCTAATAATTTGTAGATAATTACGGCACTTATGATGCCAACCAAACCAGCATTACCAAGTGTCCAAACTATATCTATTATAGAACCAATTACATTCCCAGTTAGAAATGCTACATTATTACCAAATATAACTTGCAATACTATAGATAAACTGATTAATTTTATGCCAATATCAATCGAAGCATCAGCACCTTTCATAATTTTCTCTAACATATTTTCTCCTTTAAAGTAAAAATGGTGAGAGGACTACGCTTTACAGCATGGTAGTTTTAGCCTGAAACCTCTCGTAAAAATTTATTTAAAAACTATAGGGGGATTATACCAGTTTTTGCCATCAACCTTTGAGTATTTATTACTGCTCTTAGCATTTCTAATTCAATAAACTCTCTTTCATAAGGTGGATCGGCTTGTTTCCTACCATCATAAATATCATGGCAATTCAAACATAGGTACGCACCATGTATAGGAAGTGCTTTCAAACCCATACCAGCACCACTCAAGTGGGCGAATACTACAGTTTCATTATCAGGCATACAACCCTCTAATCTCATTTGGCAAGGTTTTCCTTCTGCCGACTTAGTATATTTATTAACTCTTATCAGATAAGCCATATATATCAATCTCCATATCTTTAAATTTAGAATAATCTCCATGAAACTCACACTTCACAAAACCTATTTGCCCCATTCTATTCTTAGCAACGATCAGTTCTGCTAATCCAATATCAGGTGTATCTTTATGATAATACTCATCTCGATAAACAAACATGACAATATCAGCATCTTGTTCGATTTCACCAGAAGAGCGTAAATCACTCATATAAGGTCTTTTATTCTCTCGGCTCTCTACCCCCCTACTCAACTGAGATAATAGGAGTATGGGTATCTGAAGCTCCTTAGAAAGGTATTTTAACTCTCTTGTTATGTTACCTAATTCAGAAATCTCTCTCCCTTTGTCATAACGCATAATTTGTAGATAATCAATCAGGATAACATCAAGTTTTCTATCTGTATTCATTTTTCTAGCCATTGAAGAAATATCTTTCACACTTAATCCACCCCTATCAACAATGCTCATATTCTTGTTACCAGCCTGTGCAAGTTTCTCGTAAAAAATCTGTTCTTCATTTTCAGATAATTGGTTTCGTTCAATTTTGTGCATGGGTAGGTTTGTTTCACTTGATACCATTTTAAGCATTAACTGTACCTGGCTCATCTCTAATGAGAAAAAAAGCACATTCTTAGAACTACTTAGGTGGTTTGCTATATTGAGGGCGAGTGTAGATTTACCCATAGATGGTCTACCAGCCAGTACATTTAATGATCCTGCCCTAAATCCTGAAGTAAGAGCATCTAAAGACTCAAAACCACTCGATAACCCAGTACCATTTACAGTAACATCATCTATATAATCTATTGTTTTAGATACAATATTCCTCATAGAGTTTTCATCACTATCTAATAATTCATTTTCTAACTTCTGAATTTCATCAACAGTTTCTTGATAGTTATCATAATCAATGTTGAACTTACATAATTCAATATCATTAGAAATTCTACAAGTACGAATGTGATTTGCATAAACCTCAATATTATCTATACCAATACAATCTTCAGTTAAAAAAGCAAGGTCTTGGAAGTCTACTGCCCACGATATACTTTTAGGTTGTTCCTGGAGGTTGATATAATCTCTTGTGGTTAGTATATCAACAGGCATCTTCTTGTCTGTCATCTCTATAATACAACAAAATATATAACTTAATTTGTCATTACTAAAGTCATTTGATACCAAGCCAGTACCTAAGACACGATCCAAACAAGGATCTATTAATAGACCACCTACAACAGACCTTTCAGAATCTATAGAATCAAAGGTTTTTTTTAATTCTTTATATATGGTTTTCTTGTTAGTTATCATTAGAAGTCTGAAGTTCTTATTCGCCTATCATCTGCCCAATGCTCTGTTTGTACTTCTTGATCTGATTGTTCTTCTAAAGATTTACCAAAAAAGGATTTTTCTCTAAACTCTTCTTCATCAGGTGCTTCACCATTTACCTGTTCCCAAATCCATAAAGAACTATGACCATATTCCTCTAAGAAATTAGGTAAAGTCATTCCATCAACGGCATCTTCTTGTGCCTGTATAACTATTGCTCCTATTTTACTCATCATCTTTCTCCATTGGGGTTTTCATACACCATCCATGATCTCTTAGGTGTTCTTTAGTTGTTATTTCATTACCATACTCATCATAACGAGCAAACCCATCAGGAAGTTTATATTCTTCACCTACTGACATACCATGAAAAAAAGCATCTCTATTGTTTTCCTGATGAATAAAAAAGTCATTTTCATCTTCTTCTATTGGTTGTGGAAACCCATATTCTAAAGCACACTTAAAGCCAACATAAAACCATTCAGCAGAAGTCCAATTACCAATAGGGTGTGTTTGTCCATTTGTTAGTTTAATATCTATTTTGGGTTTATTACTCATTTCTTTCTCCAGTTAAATTCTTGATAAGGTTGGGGTTTTGGTTTTCCTGGTGTCATCATTTCCCATTTCCTTTGATTAATAAAAGTCTGTAAGTGAGGTATATATCTTTTCTCAGTTACATCAAAATCTAAGTTTACACTAACAAGCATTGGTAAAACAGTTTTCCAATCTTTTGTTTTTTTAATAAAGTTATTTAACTCTGTATCAAGTCCTCTTTTCTTTCCACTATATCGTTGTCTAAAATCTTCAAACAGTTGTCTATCTTCTGTAGAGATAATCTCTTTCTCTTTAGGAATCTCTTTCTCTTTAATATCGGTATTTATTTCCGATTGTACAGAAAGCCGTAGATACGAAAAAGGATATATATGGAACTCATTACTACAGAACCTACTCTTATCATCTTTTAATCTTACAACACGATATAAACCAGCCACTCTTAGACACCTCATGGCTTTAAGATATTTTAATCGACCTATATTGAAATGAGATCGCACCTGATCCTCTAGGACTATCCAGTTTTGAGGTTTAGATTGCAGATAACACCATATAGCCAAAGCATCAGGATTATCAATAGCCTGGACAACCTCTCGACTTAGCATGAAGTAGTGTATATCTGCTTGGTGAGTTTCTAACTTATGGATTGGCATTGGGAGATTTTAGCATAAGTTTAACTAATGGATCTTTATACCATGTTTTCCCATTAATCCAATTATTTGTATCAACCCTATCTTCACCCTTGTTTTTAGTTTTTCTAACATTAGCAAAAATCTTTTTAGGATCAGATATTCTTTTAAGCCTTGCTCTAGCAGTAACTGTTGAACAACTTATTTTTAGTGATAATTCATTAACAGTTATTTTTTTTCCATTATCTAAAGTATAGAGTTTTACCCAATATCCCGATAATCCTCTGACATATTCTATACCATCTTCAATTTTAGTTTCCATGATTAAAAAGGTATATCATCTTCAGGTTCATCTCTACCTTGATCACCCATTGGTCTTTCATAAGATTCATTATTAGGCTCACTATTAGGCTTCCACAAATCTACTTCGACTTTGTGAGTTTTACCATTCTGATCTGCACCATCTTTAAGAGGAGTTACTTTAAACTTTAAATAATTAGAACCTTTAAATTCTATTACATGTTCATTTTCTTTTAACCACTCGGCTTCTTGTTTAAGCCTGGTCATGTTAATTGAAAAAGAAAAAGCACCACCATCAAACATATACTTCCCCCTCCCTACATAGATTTTTTTCTTATCTTCCATAATTATTCCTATTAGTTAAAAAAAGGGGGGAATATTATCGTAATTCCCAAAGCCGACTAGTCATAATGGCTTACGCACTTAATTATTGTGAATGAAAAAACCCCTGTCAACTATCATTTGAAAACAGGGTAAAAGTACCATTCACTTCTGCTAAGTGATAACAGAACAATCACTTTCCGTTAAATACTTTTTCGTAATAGTCTACCATAGGAATGTACCTAGAAGTTTCTATTAATTTTCCATTATCATTTAGGGTTTTTTCTTCAAGCCATTCCCAAATTTTAGTGGCTTGTTCAAGATCGCCCTTTTTCTTGGCTTTATCAATTTTAGTTTTAATCTCGTTGATATGTTCGTTCCATGATTGAGTTGGTGTTTTTGGTTTGGTTTTAACTGCTCTCTCACCATCATCATCTTCAACTTCAAGAGAGAAGATTGAAATGAGAGAATATCTACGATTGTATGTTATTGAACTGCCTAGCGATTGGCTGTCCTCTTTAACCATGATTAGCCTGACATTAGACTCAATGTATTCTTCAGGATGATCGACCAGGAAAACCCTTGTATTTAATAAATCAATTCCATCAACATATTGAATAGTTTGTACATAACCCATTCCTAAATCATATAGAACTGGTTTAATTGTGTCGATTATGTTATTGATATTAGCGTAATGATAATTAAGAAATTCATTTTTAGATGTTCTCTCTACTGAATCTACTTGAGAACGAAAATCCATTAATGCTTTATAGATATTTGGTTTTTTCTTTTCCATTATTTTGTCCTTTTTTAGAATGTTAGATACAATTATAACCCAAAAAATAGTTTTTCTTGCCTCTTTTTTAATATATAATTAAGTTTCAAAAACAATAAAAGGAAAGAAAATGAGTGATACAAAAGTAGTTTATAAAAAAAACAAAGTAACCATAACAATGGATAGTGATTACTATAGAAATTTGTTAGATGGGTTTAACAATCTTAAAGATGCTACAGATATGCTAATGGAGTGTAATGATTTATATATAAGTAATGTTGGTGAATTAAGAAAACTTGAATTTCGCATGTACCAGGCTTTAGGTTTTTGTAAGCCTACTGGTGGTTGCTATGGGTGTGATGCAGTTATGTCAAATGATCCAAATGCAGAGGTGAAAAAATGATGGCACAAGAAATGTTTGAAGAAAACAAAGTGTTACAGTCTGAGATAGATGCTTTAAAGTCTGTGATTGCAGAGCATTTACCTTTAATGACTAAGCAAATGCGAGATGATTTTGAATCGACACTCTATTCGTTACCATCTTCAGATTCTACCTCTTCAGGATATTATGAGGAAGAAGCCTGTGAGGAATGTGGTTGGTGGAAACCTCAATGTAAATGTGAGGAGAATAAAGATGAGTGAATTTAATGCAGAGTTTGATGGATCAGATTACAGACCTAAACACGATAAGAATAGATTAAAAGGTCAAATCCTAAGAGTTTTTAATGCAGTTAAGTTTGGGGATTGGTTTACCTTAGATGAATTACATCATATAACTAATGATCCCCACGCAAGTATATCAGCACAACTTAGACACCTAAGAAAAGAAAAGTTTGGTTCTTATAATATAGAAAAAAGACCAAGAGGTGAAAGGTCTAATGGTCTATGGGAATATAGATTGTGGGGTTCTTTAAAATGAGTAATAAAAAACAAAATTGGGTAATAGAAATTACGCTTACTCGTACATTTTATGGAACTCGTAGACAAGCCGAAGATATTGCTGATGAGGATTTTGAGTATTATGAATCACAAGTAGATGGGGATCAGTTTGTAAATGCTCCCAATCCACCAGTAATTTATGAAAATAATCCAATACCATAATGAACAATCACTTAATAAAACAATTAGATAGAGAAGTAGACTCTCTAAGAAGTAATATAGGTTTCCAGGTTTCTGTTCGTAATAAAATTGTTGATTGGTTAGAGGGCGAGATAGAACACAACGA